CGAGAAGAGAAAGCAAAAGAATCCAAATGACTCCAGCATAGACTTCGAGATATCCAAGTATCACAACTTTCAACTGGTTCGAAAGATTCAACTCAACTCCGCTTATGGTGCGATTGGCAACCAATACTTCAGGTATTACGATGTTGACATGGCAGAAGCGATTACATTGTCTGGACAACTCAGCATCAAGTGGATCATCAATCACCTCAACGCTTTTCTCAACAAGACAATTGGAACAGAAGGTGTTGACTATGTGGTTGCATCAGATACAGATTCGGTTTATCTTTCTCTTGTTGGTTTGGTGGAGAAGTTCATACAGGCTGATTGTAGAACAAACAAGGAGAAGATCGTTGATTTTCTCGACAAGTCTTCTTCTGGAATTCTCAAGCCCTTCATCGACAAAAAGTATGCAGAACTTGCAGGAAAGATGAATGCGTTTGAGAACAAGATGGTCATGGAGAGAGAATGTATTGCTGACAAGGGAATCTGGACTGCCAAGAAGAGGTACATGCTCAATGTCTATGATTCCGAGGGCATTCGCTACGAGACTCCTAAGATGAAGATCATGGGTATTGAAACGACGAGATCTTCGACTCCACAAATAGTCAGAGACAATCTAAAGCACGCCATCAAGATCATTTTGACTGGAACCGAAGGTGAGTTGATAGACTTCGTATCTTCCTTTAGATCAAAGTTTTCTGATCTGTCTGTGGATGAGATCGCTTTTCCGAGAAGCGTAAACAACCTATCCAAGTTCGAAGACTCTGTGAAGGTTTGGAAGAAGGGAACTCCAATTGCCGTGAAGGGTGCTTTGATTTACAACAAGCAGATTCGAGACTTGAACCTAGAACACAAGCACGATAAGATTCAAGAGGGCGACAAGATTAAGTTTGTCTCTCTGAGAGAACAGAACCCGTTTGGGTGTAACGTGATTTCGTTTCCGAGCAAACCGCCAAAGGAGTTTGAACTAGACAAGTATGCAGACTACAACAAGCAGTTTGAAACATCATTCTTGGAACCACTGAAGGTTATACTGTCCCACATCAAATGGGACTATGAAAGGAAGGCAGTTTTGTTTTGACAACATTGCATTTAGAACTTGACGATAAACAATTAGATGTTATACTCTCACTCATCAACAATGAAATCGAAACCTTGGACATCAAGATATCCAAGGGAATAAAGGATAGTCATTGTTCCTACGATGAGATTTCAGAGATAACTAGATTTAGAAGTGGCTTGTCTTGTCTTAGAGACATTTTGAATAGGAAAATGAATGAACATAGATGATTTGATCAAGGCATCTGGCAACGAACATGCTGGCAACGCCGAAAAGGGATTGGTTTCTGATGTTAGATCTTTTATTGATACTGGGTCTTTTTGTTTCAATGCACTTTTATCTGGAAGTCTCAGAGGTGGTCTACCGGATAATAAGATCACAGCATTGGCTGGTGAGTCGGCTACAGGAAAGACATTCTTCGCTCTTGGTATCGTTCATAAGTTCTTGTCTGACAATCCTGATGCTGTTGTGTTATATTTTGATACTGAGCAGGCTATCACCTCAAGCATGGTTCGAGAGCGGGGGATTGATCCAAAACGGATTGCCATTCTCCCAGTAGGAACTGTAGAGGAGTTTCGTCATCAGGCAATTCAAGTTCTCGACAAGTACCGTGAAGAGAAGGACAGAAAGCCGATGCTTATCGTTCTGGATTCTCTTGGTATGCTCTCAACCGAGAAGGAAATGGCAGACACAGCCGAGGGCAAAACCACAAGAGATATGACTCGGGCGCAAGTCATCAAGGCAACATTTAGAACGCTAACACTCAAGTTGGGTTCTGTTGGTGTTCCAATGATTATGACGAATCACACATACGATGTGATTGGTTCCATGTTCCCTCAAAAAGAACTTGCTGGAGGATCTGGGCTGAAATATGCAGCATCAACAATTGTTTTTCTATCAAAGAAAAAGGTCAAAGAAGGAACAGAAGTTATTGGTAATATCATTCACTGCAAACTCTACAAGTCTCGTCTGACAAAAGAAAATGCAATGGTGGATGTTATCTTAAACTATGATTCTGGTCTTGATCCTTATTATGGATTGGTTGATCTTGCAATCGAATGTGGTGTTTTTGAGAAACTAGGAACAAGAATTCAAGTGTCGGATGGCTCCAAGGTGTACGAAAAGGCAATCTACCGTGAACCCAAAAAGTATTTTACCGATGAGGTGATGGAGAAGATTGAAACTCTTTGTAAAAAGAAGTTTCGATATGGTTCTGCTATCGTAGATGACAACCCTACGGACTCGGACTAAAATACAAAATTTATACATAGTATTGGAGACAATGCTATGTTTGAACAAAACAAATATACTGAAGTGTATTATAAAATAATTGATAGAGCAAAGAATAGAGTGCTAGTAAACCAATATACCGAAAACCACCACATAATTCCAAAATCAATGGGTGGGAAAAGAACCCGCGACAATGAAGTAAAACTCACAGCAAAAGAACACTACATCTGTCATCTTCTTCTTATTAGAATGGTTTCTTCTCGAAAAGATAAAAGAAAAATGTGCTTTGCTTTACATGGTATGCGTCGTTCGAGGACAGGGAAAAGATACAATTCTGGTCTATATGAAAGAAGTAGAATTCGTATATCAGAATTGATTTCAGGTAAAAACAACCCTTCCTATGGGAAAAGATACTATGGATCGGATAATCCTTTTTATGGAAAAACACACACAAAAGAAGCCAAGGAAAAAATGAGTGCTGCCCAAAAAAGAAAAACCGGACCTAAAAACTCTTTTTATGGGAAAAAACACACTGAAAAAACAAAGAAAACACTAGGTCAAATTAAAAGTAAACCAATACGAGTCACTTTCACCGATGGTAAGATTATCAAGTTACCTTCACAAAAATCACTTGGAACTTATCTTGGAAAATCAGAACACCTTGGTCTAAAATTAAACAAAGTGCAGTTTAGTCATTTGTGGGAGAAGTATAATATTCTAAGGATAGAGAATGAAGACGTATGAAATAGTGGAAGGTAAAAACACCGGAGAAACAGCAGTCAAACTCTTAAAGAAGCCTTTCAGAAACATGGTCGTCGCCTTTGGAAAGGTTGGTATAAGAGAAACCAGAAATGGAGCAGGACTCGCATTCGATTTTTCGGTAGTCAAAGGAAAGATGCCCAAGACAACAGCAAAAATGAACTTGCTTGAAAACACTCTTGGTGATATACTCGTTGACATTCTCGAAAACAATATTGACGATGTGGAGTTCACTGGTGGAAACGACTGAAAAAATTATCCTAAGAAATCTGATGGCTAACGAGGAGTATGCGAGAAAGGTGCTTCCCTTTCTGCAAGGAGAATATTTCAAGTCTAGAGTAGATCGAACCGTATTTGAGATGATACGAGATCATCTGAGCAAATACAACGCAACTCCAACCAAAGAAGTTTTGTCCATCACCATCGATGAGAAGTCGAATCTAAGCGAGCAAGATTACACTGAATGCATCACGCTTGTTGATCAGATCTCTCACCCAACCGAAAAAGCAGATCCGGTTTGGTTGATAGACAAGACAGAAAACTTCTGCAAAGACAGAGCGATATACAATGCAATTCTAGAGTCCATTGAGATCATTGATGGTAAGTCTAAAACGAAGACCAAGAATGCTCTTCCAGAGATTTTATCGAATGCTCTTGCCGTTTCGTTTGACGAACACATCGGACACGATTACGAGGGAGATGCCGATTCTCGGTTTGACTTCTACCACAGAGTCGAAACCAAGATTCCATTTGATCTTGAGTTCTTCAACACAATCACCAATGGCGGTGTTCCCAACAAGACTCTCAACATCATTCTTGCTGGCACTGGTGTAGGTAAGTCTCTCTTCATGTGTCATCATGCCGCTGCTTGCTATGCTGCAAACAAGAATGTTCTTTACATAACATGTGAGATGTCCGAAGAAAGAATCGCCGAAAGAATCGATGCAAACCTGATGGACATCACCTTGGATGATCTAAAGATACTGCCGAAGTCATCGTATGAGAAGAAGATACAGAGAGTCACCAAGAACATTCAATCAAAGATGATTGTCAAAGAGTATCCAACTGCAACCGCAAACGTGCAGCACTTCAGAACACTTCTAGAAGAACTGAAACTGAAGAAAAACTTTGTTCCTGATGTGATATTCATCGACTACCTGAACATCTGTGTGTCCAGTCGATTTAAGAATGGCAACAACGTAAACTCATACACAATGATCAAAGCGATTGCCGAAGAACTAAGAGGGTTAGCCGTGGAGAAGGACATTCCAATTTTCTCGGCAACACAAACGAACAGAAGTGGATTTGCCAACAGTGATGTTGGTTTGGAAGATACGTCCGAGTCTTTTGGTCTTCCTGCAACAGCAGACTTCATGTTTGCTTTGATCACCACAGAAGAGTTGGAGGAACAAGGACACATTCTTGTCAAGCAATTGAAGA